TCTGTTAGTTTGGTATTCGTGGAAGTTTATCTTTCCCCAAATGATCCTTTCTGCTACGAGATTCTCGTTTCTTTTCACTTGCCCTTGATCTACGACTACGACCACGACCCTGTTCACCGATTTTAATACTTCTACGACCAAAAGAAAATCTTTCAGGTTTTACTGAAACCAACAACTTCTCATAATTTTCTGCACCGATAGTCCGCCTCAACTGACTTTCAAAAGTTTGATAAATTTCTCTAGTATTCTTGTGTTCTTCTACCTTCTTTGTATCATACAATGCCTTAGCATAGACATCTTTTGCACGAACTAGAATAGCATCATCTAGACCCAACACAAAAGCCGTATTGAACCACAATCTTCGGTATCGTTCCACTGTACTAAATTCTCGTAGACGTTCTCGACCACGATCCCATTGTTCTCTACGATTCCTAGACCGACTACGTTCTTCACGTTCTGCATCGGCAATGGTTATACCACCTGCAAATATCATTCCCATAATTATAGCAATTGCAATTCCACTAAACAAACTTCTCGTTTTCATTTTTTTCTCCTATAACAAAAATACAAAAAATATTATTCCAACGAATAATAACGATATTAAAAACATAACAGCAAACACTGTAATCAATACTACATCAATAATTGTTTTTATTATTTTAAATAATAACCTCACCTCATCAATTGTTTACGGATCTGTATTAAATCCAATGGTTTTAAAGATTGTCTAAGTAAATCAACAATTGGTCCTACACCTTGCTCCTTTGCAATATTCCTCAATATAAGTTTTATCCTATATTCCGGTGAAGATATTGGTGCATCTGGCGTAGGTTTGGGTCTTCCTATTGTCCCCATTCGTTCAGTAAGTTCTTTATAAGTTTTCATTTTTCACTCCCTTTAATACATCTGCCTTACAAATTTACTAAAAAAGGAATCAATATTTTTATCAGTGGTAGAATAAATTTTAATTCCTTTTGCTAATTTCTTAATATGTTTAGAGAATAATTCTTCCAATTTTTTTGAATCTTCTGGTACTTCGGGATCAAGTCCTGCAATTGTCCCTTCCTCAAAGTCCCAAGGAATTCCCAATTCGTCTGCCCAATGTGTTGGATATTCTCCTGTTGCAGCTTCAACATCAAATCTAATTTCTTTAACTGTAAAATCACTCATCAACCCTTCGTTATACTGACTCCCATCAGATTCAGTTTCCAATACTTCTTTAACACGACTCATATTTTTAGTTAGAAATTTCTCAGCACCATCAAACAATTTTTTGGTAAGTTCAAACAATCCTTTATTAAATAATTTTACTACTGGAGACTTTTTCGTTATTGGATACAAATTTATTTCTCCGGGACGTCCCAGAGAAGTATTTCTTTCTATAAACTTCTGACCTTCTACCCAAAAATCTCTCGTATAATCTTTATCTCCAATTATCCTCTTAGGATCAAAATGAATCGCCTTTAAACTAGCGAGAGGCCAGCCTGCTTTTTCTAAATCTGGTACAACCTTAGGAATATACTTTCTGCCAACATCACCAATTATATCCTCTATCATATTAGTATATTCTTTCATAAGTGGATCTGGTCCGGTAAGTTTTTCAAAATCAACCCAACGTCTACCCTGATTATCTACATGACTATAAATATCCCAATCTACCTTTAATGATATTTCTCCCTGCAATAAACAAACAACACCACCATCAGTAGCAACTCCCCCTTTAAACAAATTTTCCGCTTCATGTATACTTGAAATCCATGTCATAACAGAAATTTGTCTGGCACTATTCTGATTAGCAATCAAACTTTTCATTCCTTCAATGTTTGTAACATGCAATCCTTTTGCCTCTGTCTTAGCAAGATTAAGACGCCTCATCATAGGTCTAGAGATGGGAAGAGGATGCACTCCTGGATGCAACCACTTTTTATAAGGAGCAACTTGAAACCTCAACCAATTCTTTGTTTGAGGACTCAATCTTTTTCTTTCAGTTAAAAATTCTTTGAATCTTAACATATTAGTTCCTTAGTATAGTTTTCCGAATGGACCAAATTGATGTTTAGAACCCTTTTTCTCAGCAATAAGCAACAAATCTGTCATATAGTTATTTATCTGATCCGGTTCCATCGTTAATAAATTATCAAGAAAATTAAGTTGCATCAATTTACTATTAGCAACCATTGAAGTATCAGACGTATCTTTAATTTTCTTGTGAGTGCCAAATACAAGTCCAAAATTATTTTTAAAATGTTCCTTTGTCGTAATACCACCAAAATCTATAGTTATTCCCCTTACAGCGGCACTAGTTTTAACACTAGTAAACATTTCAGCATATTTGTTCTGAGTACCTGTCCAACTTTTTTCATCACCATCAGGAAAATTTTGATGTTTAAAATATTCTTTATTATAAATTCCAAGTTTTATTTTTGAAACTAATTCTAAGGGTGCTTTTCCCAACCTGGCACCAGTATATTTTTTATTAGTTCCTTCAAATTTTAAATTTGAAAAAATATTAGAAGTATTACCTTTTATTTGGAAAGTTGCAAGTACTTCATTTCCATTTTTCACTTCTATAACAGTATCTTGTGTAGAAAATCTACTCGTACCAGAATCTACATCCAACCTACATCTAATATTCCCAATAGCAAAAGATAATTTCCTATAATTAGCAAATTGAATCTCACTAACATTAACATGTTCAAATAAAACATAATTTAGACTCATCTTTTTCAAAGAAATACCAACTATCTTTCTTTCTTTATACATAGTTCTTAAAAGAATATTCAATTCTTCTAATTTTGAACTTTTATTCTTTGGAATCTTATGATTAATTCTACGTCTTTGCTCTGAATCATTTTTTATCAACCATATATCAGCAGGATTCCAAGCATCCTTTGATGTCATTTTATAAGGTTTAACAATCCTATCACTAAGCACTAATTTTGTAATGTACTGCATAAAACCATTAGCATCATCACGGTCAAATTGTGTCCACGCAGGATTTCCAAACACTTGTAATAATTTTTTATTCTGAAGCCAAAACGTATTCATCCATTCCCACTCTTTTTTATTTGCCATGCCCTTATGCAACTTCCACTTACTCCCATCTGAGAATGTAATATCTGGATTTAAATTAAAAACTGGTTTATTATTAATACTGAATATCTTTTGCAATTTCTTCCTAACAGAAGATACTCTAGACACAATACTATGGACATTTGGAAAAACAACATTACGTTTAAAAGATGCTTCACAAATAGTTGCTACAGCATTTTCCTGCATCCCAGTAAAAACAGCTGCATCTACTCCTACCTTTTCAGGTACCCATGCACCTTTATTATTTTTTATATATGGAGTAAATAGAATTTTCGACATCAGACTACCACGAAACGTTATTTTTGAAAGTAACCACTGGAGTAATCGTAGCAAATTCTAACAATCTCTGCCATGAATCTCCAATGTATGATTTTATTTTGGCAATAAATCTCTTAACTTTACTAATAATATTCCGTAACCAACCTTCAGATAATACATCACTACCTTCTAAAGATTCTTTAACAATCATGTTTATTCCAATTCCGACTGCTGACCAAAAACTATAATATCCAGTTCCACCCTTAGGATTTTCAATTGACTTGTGCGAAGCTGATATTTTTTGTGTTGACTTAAACTTGACATCTGGTTTAACTTGTGTAGCAATTTTTCCGACATAAGAATCATTTGCATTTTTAACTACGTGCATTTTTGCATTACCTTTAAAATCAGTAACCAAAAAATGATCGGCAGTACCTTCACTATTACCAAACTTAACCATTCCAGTCATTGCTTCAAACACAAATTCTTCTGCAAATCTACTATTGTTCTGAAATAATTTCCTCATGTCATTCTTGAATGCATGGTGTGCCTCATCTGCTTTTTTCAAAACTTCAACATCTTCAAATGCTCCACGTTTAATCAAATCAGTCTTATTTCCTTTAACTCCTAATTTGGTCAAATCTGTAGTAGGTAGCAAATTGCTAATATGCTCTTCCATTAAAGATACAGCTGTATCTAACTCAGTCCCAGATTTTTCAGCTGCAACAGAAAATGTAGCAGATGCCTCACTAACTCCACCACTCATCAATTGTGCATTTCCAGTTTTTAATGAAATACGTCTATTTCCTATAATGAAATCAGTTTTCGGCGTTAACGTTGATCCCTTTGCTCCACTAGGAAAATGTCTATTCCAACGAGCAGATGCAGGATAGATATTTTTAGGAAATCTACCAAGACCAGTTAAGCCAAGAGAATCAATAATCCTTTTTCCAACTTCTTCTGAATTTGGAATTCGTTTTGAAACAAAGTCTGGACCACCAGCAGCTGCTACAATAACATGTTCCATGTCGTATGCAGACTTAGTATCAGACTCTACAAGAAAATCCCTAAACCGAATCATTAATTTCCCCGCTAAAAAATACCCCTACAAAATATTGAATCTTATAGGAGTATTTATAAATTGCTGTGATTCAACCACCAAAGATACACCAAGCAATAAGCAATATCATAAACACAATTGAACTGATTAAATCAGGTACAAAAGTATCATTCTTTAAGTTTTGTCTCAAGTTGAGCAAGCATCCTTTCTAAATGTTTTCTGTGTTCTTCCATTTTCTTATCTTGCACTATATTGTATTCATCAATACGAGCAATTGTTTCATCCTGTTTAACATCACGTTCTCTGTTTGCTGAAATCATTTCATCCTGTTCTTCAGTCAATGCCAATAATTCTCTGAGTTGTCTTGCTTGTTCCTGTTCACTGTCATAATGGATTTTATCACTCACAATCTTTTCTAATTTCACACTATGAATTTCACTGTTGGGTACAAATCTCCAGATCATTCCACGACCATTGACTATCCCAAATATAGTCTGTGTTGCACCAATTTTGATAATGGTTGCAGGTTCATCTTCTAACCAAACCAAATCCCCTTCTTGAAAATGGGGATCATGTTTGAATGCGAGTCCTTTTGCAAGTTGTGTTGCAAAATCTTTAAACCATAGAAATATAACAATGGATACTAAGACACCAAGCCAAGGTAATATCAAATCTGTTACCTCCGGAATCATCTGACTTAATTCATTTATTCCAATTGCATCATCCATATCATTTCCCTACATATCTTAAAAAATGCCCAAACTTGTATATGTCACTGACCATTATTTTTATTGATGGAAAATCTTCCAACTTGGGGTTTGCAGAATCGATACCCCATGCCGTTTCAAATCTCCACAACAACCATTGTTTTGGTGGTATAGGCAGAAACGGGAACCTATACCACCAACCTTTTCTTCGTACTCTCCAACCATACATTAATAATGTGAATGTTATCAATCTTAATCTATATCTTTCGTAATTTTACTATTACCATTTCTTTCACTATTATTTTTACCACTAATAGTGAAATTTCGTACATCAAAAAAACTAGACACTGCCCCACCTACAATACCAATAAGAACCAAAATTATTCTCTCAAAAAATGCCATCTCACGTTCTATTGTTGTTTGTTTAGTGATCCAACCCACAAGTACCAACACTCCCATCATCATAACAAGACCAATCACGCCATAGAAAATGTGACTTAGTATAGTATGCTGTGCCGATAACTTTTCATGTAATGCCAACTGTTCTGATGTATCGTCTAAACTCTTTTCTGAAGAACTTAAATTCTTTTCTGTTCGGGTAATATTCTTAGTTAGATCTTCGATTTCTTGTTTGAGTGATAATATTAATTCATGGTCTGACTTTATATCATTTTCCATCTTCAATTATATCTTCTAATATGAAATATTACCAAAGTGCTTGTGTATTCTCAGTAGACGCACCAAAAAATGACATCTCCTTTAGGCCTCCAAACATGGCAAAATATACCATACCTACAAGAACCAATCCAACTACAACATATACAACTATTCTAATTCTCAGTTCCTTTTTCGGATCTGATTCTGGTCTATCCTTACTGCCTCTCATTTTCTACTTCCCTTTATAAAGCTTATTTTTCCTAAGTTTATCCAAATTTTGTAAAACTTCTTCTTCAGTTTCTAACTTATCCTCATCACTGTACGTTGCAAACTCACCTCTTGTGACTCGCATAGGTGCGTTCCCAACTCCTGATCTCCAAAATGTTTCTGTTTTTGGTTCGACTATGATAAGTTCTAGAGACTCACCTGGTTCAATCTCAACTTTAGTACTGGGTGCACAACTAACAACAAATACCACTGATAATGCAAAAGTAATTAAAGTATTCATTTTTTTATTTCTCCCCCCACCAATTTTTTTAAATGTTTTTCTATATTTTTTAAACTGGTTTTTATTTCACCAATATGATTGGGCAAAAGGTCTTCTTTTCTACTAATAAATGCATCAACCATCATACTCGCAAATTTTCGAGACCATACATCATCCAACCTAATTTCAGAAACAATTGTTCTAGTTTCAACTATTTTATCACTCACTTTTATTCTTCCTCTTCACAACTGTTCTTTTCCAACCTCGTTTCAATTTTCCACCACACTCACAAGCATAAATCATCTTATGTTGGTTCTCAAACCAGAATGAAAGTTTTTTTAGTATTTCTGTTTTACAATCTTTACATTTAAATGGATACAGAGGCATATTTATTCTTCATCTTCAGTTATATCCCAACCCCATTCTTCCTCTTTCATATGCATCAATGGATCTGATTTACAACAGCCTGGACATTTCCAATTAAGAGATATTACATCTTCTGCATCATATATCTTATTTAAAATTCTCATCCATCGTGGAAAATTTGCTGTAATTATCATCTGACAATAGGCACAATAAAATCTATGAACATCACCAATCCCACGATATATACCCCACATGCTAACTCTACATATATCACCATTCTGACTACCACTATTATCAGGAATGGTAAAAATTGTATTTACAGGTACATGTTTTACCATACGAACCAAGCTGTTAATAAACTAGATGTCACACCAATAAAAAAACCAAGAACTATTAATGCTATCACAAAACTAATTAATATTTTCATTTTTTTATTTCACCCCATCGTTTTTCCCTACTTTATCAGGGAAAATTGGATCACCAGTTTGACTACCTTCAAAGTCATAAAAACTGACTATTCCATTATTTGGTATCTGCATACTATCGTAGTGTTTTCCAAAAACATCTTGAACAAACATTAAAGTGAACATAAACCATATCAAAAATATTACTATTAGTTTATCTCTATTATATTTAAAAAACTGATATAATCTAAGTAATTCTACCATTTTTCCTCCGATTAAATCCTCCAGCCACTAAAATCATTCTCAGACTCATCATCATCTTTATTATCATGTAAATCAGTTTGTGCCGTATCTTCAACATCATACAACTTCATTTTAGGCCTGTCAATTCCAATTACAAATCTTCGCAATTCTGTAGGATCGTTATACCGATTTTTAAGTTGTTTAATTAAAATTTGATTTAATTCATCCATTTCCTCAGTTACAATTAAAGCAAACATCAAATCAGCAGTAGCAGGCAATCCAAATGATTCAGATGTATCAGTTATTTCAACATCTGTATTAGAATATCCAGTCCTAGTAGTCTGTGTAGCACTCATAACTGGAATTGCATATTCAACTGCCAATCCTCTTAATTCTTCTGCAATTGATTTTATGTATGTATAAGAATTTACACTAGCATTAGGTTTTATCCTACTAGAAGCACAAATATTAATATAATCAATATACAATATATCAGGTTTAAATTCTTTTTTTAAATTCAATTCATTCAACAAATGACGGAAATGTCCTGCATGTGCAACCGCAGTAGGGTATTCTTTAATAATTAACTTTCCAGTTATTTTACTACATTTCTTTTCTATTTTCTCGTCATATTTATCTTTACTCAATAACTCTAAATCTTTAATATCAATATCTAATAAATTTGCATCTATACGTTGTGCAATTCTCTCCTCTGCCATTTCCAATGTAATATACAACACATTTTTTCCAGCATCAAGATTAGCAGCTGCACAATGACACATAAACAAACTCTTACCGACTCCAGTTCCTGCAAGAGCAATATTCAACGATTTTTTAGATAATCCACCCTTAGTTATAGAATTAAAATTTGTAAGGTCAAATTTAACCTTATCTTCTGTGGCATGATAATAGTCAAATCTATCTTCATAATCTTCTAAATAATCATGGCCAACATTCGGATCGAAAGAAACAGCAAGTGCATCAGATAAAATTTTAGGAATCTCTCCACGATCCCTAGTTTCTCTTTTTTCTTCTGGTTCTAATATATGAATTGAATCCATAACAGCATTATAAATTGCTTTATCTTGACAAAATTTCTCAGTCTCATCTTTCAACCAATCAATATTGGTTTCTAAATCCTTATCTGATTTAATCTTACCTAAAATTTTATACACATTCTCTAACAATTCTTCAGATAAATCAGTTCTATCAGAAATACCAATTGATAAAGATTCTACAGTAGGATTCTTATTATATTTTTCTAAATGATCCTTTACATGTTCAAATAATATACGTTCTAACGTATCCTGGAAATATGATTCCTTTAAAAAAGGAAGTACTTTACGAGTATAATCTTCATTATATACCATATTTCTCAATATGGTTTCTTCAATTCTCAAATTATTCTACCTCACTGTCAATAATCGCAAGTGATTCTGCAAGTTCATCAGAAATCTTCTCTTCCTTTTCCTCCTCTTCTATTATATATCCATATTTAAATTCCTTGTTCACACATTTTTCTATTTTCTCCATGACTGTTTTAGTAAAAAATTTCTCGGGATCTGCATATATTGCTTTTGCATAATATTTAGTACCTTCTATTTCAATTCTATTTCCAGACTTATGCCAAATTTCACCTTCAAGTGCCAAATCAATCAACCCGTAATATCTATCCAATCCTTTGTCATACGTCAATAAACATTCGACTAGTTTATTCTCTTTTGATAAACGACTCTTTTCCATCTTCACTTTAATAACATTTCCAATTACATCTGTCCCTTCTTTTTCTTTTCGTTTTGTCAAAAAAGCAATTGAAGAAGCAGAATATTTCAAACCAGATCCACCAGACATTTCTTTTGTCGGATAATAAGATCCAACAACATCATATACATGATTACAAACTAACATTGGTATCCCTGCTTTTGCAAGTTTCAAATTTAACACACGGAATGTTGCTTTAAGTATTGCAGCCTTAGTCATATCCTTAGTTTCAGACCCTTCAGCAGTATCCTCCAATTCTTTAGTTGATGACAACTGTCCTAAACTATCTAAAATCATCATCATCGGAGGTCGAAAACTATCATCTTGATTAAGATAATGATCAATTCCCTTTAATGCAATATGTCTAAACTTCTGTATTGATTCTGGTTCAGACTTAATCACACGTTTAACATCAATGCCCCTTTGTTCCATCATTTCGTTTGTAACAGCAGATTCAGTATCAAAATAGATAACAACTGAATCTGCAAATTCTTGCAAGAACTGTTTTATAATTCCAAGCGCAAAAAACGTTTTTCCAGTAGCAGTTTCTCCTGCAAATACAGTAATTTTATTATTAGCAACTCCACCATATATCGATCCTGACAACACTGCATTTAAAACATATGAACCAGTATCTATCGTACCCGAAAATTCGGCAGAAGATTTACCTTCCGCCGCAATTGTCGTGCCTTCATCATCCAAGTCCTTTACTAATCCGGACATAAAATCATTCATTTTTTTTCCTCTATGTAAACAAACCCTTAAACCAACCCCAAAAACCCATAGATTTTTCTACTTCCACCTTTTGTACTATATTTTTTGCATCTGCTTCTAGAACTTTTTTAGTCCATTCTGCATCATCATCTTGTCGTGCAAGTTCCTTCATACTGTTCCAAGCTTCAGTAGTATCCTCGGTTTCTTCTTCTTCTTCTTCTTCTTCTGCTTTTGCAAAGGCTTTTTGACCAAAACTCAAATCGGTATCAGTTTCTTCATCATCACGATCAGAATCTTCTAAAGGTTCTTTAACACCTATACTCCTTTCAAGCAAATCATTTTCCAAATCAATAGAAACTTGCCTTGTGTCTAATTTATTTCTAATTTCTGTTACTCGATCATCATCTAATGTACTCAAATGACTTTTTACATTAATTCCAAATTCTCTAATAATATCTAAAAAATCAGTAGACTTTTTATCATATTCTTTTGCTAATTCATAAACTCTCATATTTCCACCTCAACTAAAAAATGATTCTAAATTTGATTGTTTTTCACAATTCCATCCCACAACATTTAATACAGTTTTCAAAGGATCTAAATAAGATTTTTCAAACTGTAAATCATAATCCACATATTCATCTAATAAAAACTCTCCAGGAATATTATTCAAAAATGCAATTACTTTACCTCTGGTAGGATTGGGTTCTTTCAAATAAGTAAATTTAATTTTTTCACCTTCACGTATTCTAGGATACATAGTCTGTAAATTATTTGCATCTAATAATTTATTATAAACTAAACTTCCTCTAACATGCAAAGGAGTTCCTTTTTTACAACCATCCTTTGAACAATAATATTTATTCACACCATTAACAGTCCTGGGGAAAGATACATCCCCTGGTTTTAACCCATAAAACTCCTCCTTAAAATCTGCAACATAACTTTGCAGTTCAATTTCATCTTTGGTCATAATAAGTTCTAAAGATTCTCTAATTTTTTCACGACAAGCAGACGGAGTAGAACTACGAACAGCCTCAATACCCATAATCTTTAGTCTAGGTTCTTTGTATCTAACTCCTTCACTGTCATAGACATTTAAAATATATCGTTTTTTAGCAGTCCATATACCCCTATCAGCAATCACTTCTCTTGCCATAAACATTTTTTGCTCATAAACATTTAACAAATCTGCAAGATATTGATATGACTTTTCAATAAAAGGCATTAATCTATCTTCACAGAAACTATCTAAAGTATCAACAATCTTGCTAGATTCTGTTATAGATCCCATGTATTTATCAACAATGGCACGCATTGTAATATATACACTATCCGTATCACTAGCAATAACATAATCAACATCTTCTGTAGATAATACTTCATTCAAATATTTATTAATTTTCGTTTCAATCCAACGAATGGATAATTGTCCAGAATAAGTTATCGCTTCTGCTTGTTCAATATTAAAATAACGAAAATATTGATTTCCTAATGCACCATAGGCACTATTCAATGCAATCTTTTTTGCCATTTGTATATTATTATATTTAGCAATATCATTTTCAGCACTTACATCACCTGCCTCACGTTTTTTAATTGCCTCAAGCATTAAACCTTTTGCCTTTACTCGTTCATCATACATTTTCTCCATTAATTCAGGTAAAAATCCTTGTTTATCAGTACGGAAAAATTTTCCATTAGCAGCCATAGTCTTACCAGAAAGTTCCGGAAGATCCACGTTATCATCTAATATACCCTGGATTAATTGCTTTTCTTTATCATCACCCTTATAAGGCAAATATACATCATCTAGCATTGTATCTGGAGATATGTTATATTGCATAATTAAATGTGGATACAACGAATTCAAATCAAAAGATACAATCCAATCACCACTAATACCCTTTTCTGGAATATCCTTTACATACGCACCTTCATAGTCACTATCTTTTTTTCCGTGTGATCTCGGAGGAACTGCAATATCTTTTTTATTGAGATGATTATATATTAAAGCATCCCACATCCTAACTTGTGAAAATACATCCTCATAATTAACACCAGCATCATATGCCATAGTAATACATAATTCTATAAGTTTTAATTTAGTTTCAAGTCGATCCACCAAATCAACATCTTTAATATTATACTCTACAAATTTTTGATAATTGTTTTTGTAAAAGGTATGAATGTTATCATATTCTTCATATGAAAGTTTTTGTTCTTTTAATTCAACCCATGAAATATGTCCTAACTTATAACTCTCTTGATTGCTATATGTGAATTTTTTGTATAGATCAAGATAATCTAACTGTGAAACACCAGAAATATGATAAGAATAATGTTCTCGTCCCATCACAGTTATAATTTTTTCTTTAATTTTATTCCATGGAGATAATCGTAAATAACTTTTATCATCAAGTACCTTCTGCATTCGACGAATTAAATATGCCATATCAAACAATTTACTATTCCATCCAGTGATAACATCTGGATTTAATACAGAATATACATCAAGAAATTTATCTAATAATTCTTCTTCAGAAGAACAATGTAAATATTTAACATCTCCCCTATCTGTCTCAAACGGACCCAATCCAAAAACAAAAAAATTACCACTAAAACTATCTTTAATAGTAATAACAGTTACCCTTTCTCTTGCTAACTCAACTTCAGGAAATCCATTTTCACTCTCAGTTTCTATATCAATTGTGCAAATACGTATCTTATCAAAATCATATTCACATTGAGAAAATTTATCTCCAATGTACATATGGTTCCAGTCAACCACTCCATAAATATCAAATCCAGAAACATCTTTATACTGTTCTATAAAAGTTCTAGTTTCTCTTATATTTCCAGGAGTTATTTCTGATA